GGTCGCATCAGACTCCGCATTGACAGCGTTCGTGAAGGCTGCGGCGTTCGTCACCGTATCGACGCCGGGCACCGACTGCGACAGTTGCGAGATCGTGCCGGCGAGCACATTGCCGCCGGTGCCGGCCGTTACGGCTGTCACCGTGACGCTGAGGCTCGCCGTTCCTGCCGCCAGCACATAGCCGCCGAGCGCCGCACTGTATGCAGGGTTCGTCGTGTCGGTGTTGACTGTGAATTGCTGCGTGCCATCCGTCGTCTGAACGACAGTGCCGACCGGAACTACCGCCTGCGACGTTGGCGTGAAGCGCGAGAATGTCACCGTGCCGGTTGCATACGACGCAGCCAGGCGCGCAAAGCCGAAGTCTGCGAACCACGAGTCAAGATCCGAGCCGGTCGACGTCGATGCGCGCGTGAGCGCGAGCATTTGCAGGATCATGCCCTGCAGCCAGAGCGCGATTCCTGACACTGCCTCGCCGAGCGCGCGAAACACCGTGCCGATGTTGAAGTTCAGGATCGCGGACGTCACCGAACCCTGCACCGTAGACGCAAAGTTTTGAAGCATCTGCGTCAGCGATTGCGTCTGTACGTTTGCCATTTATTGGTTTATGTCGAATGAGAGGGTCGATACCTGCCCGGTCACGGCGTCGGCATACTGGATCGTCACCGCGGCGCCGTTGTTGAACGGCGTTACCGTGACAACCGGCGTCGGCGATGTGGCGATGCCTGCAATCGTCTTGATCGTCGATTGAATCGTGCCGCGCAGCTCGGACACGTTGAGCGTCTTGCCGATGCGCCGCGGAATGCCAGCGCCGAAGTCTGCATGCCAGGTGTAATCGGGCGATGCGATCGGGTTGCCGGCCGAGTCGGCTAGCTGCGGGTTCGTCATCAGCGCGCGGAGCAGTTCCTGTTGCGCGAGCGTGTCGTCTTCGGCGACCGACAGATCGCCGTTTGCAGCAATCGACAGATCGTTCGACCAGAAATGATTGAGATGCGGCATTAGCCGCCCTTTACCGTTGATGTCATGTGGCCGCTGCCCATCTGCTGATTGGGCGCCAGCGTTACGGAGCCCGTTTCGTTGTGAGTGTGGCCGTTGAACAGCGACATGAACGCCGAGGTGACGAACTGAAGCAGGCTTTGCCCGCTCGCGCCTAGCGTGATCGCTGGAGCCGTAATCGATGCCGACGACGCAGACGTGACTGATGCCGCGCCAGTGACGTTCGCGCTCATGCTGCCGCCTACGGTGGCGCTCAGATCTGATGCCGTCACCAGCTTTACAGTGCCGTCATTGCCAAACTTCAGCGACGACCCTGCCTTGTGAACGATCCACGTCTCACCGGCCGGCACCGCCGGCGGCACGTTCACGTTGGAGAAGAAACGCCCAACGATCTTCGGCGCAGCATTGGAGCCGTCAGAAAACGACACCATCACCATGTCGCCGATGTTCGGTGCAGTCAGCACGCCGAAGCCATTGCCCACACCTACCGCGCCGAGCGGAATCCAGCCGGTTTCGGCGAAATCCGAGTCGCCAACGCCCTGAAACGTGACCTTGACCGAGTGCGTCGACGCGTTGTAGCTGCTGATCTGCGCCATGCGCGGCTTGGGAATGCGACCGGCAGCCGCCTCCGCATGCGAGCGCATCGTGTTCGCTAGTTCGTGGTAATTCATCAGAGCGGGACCGCCTGTGAGGTTGCAGCGTGGTTCTTGCCGTGTACGGTCATCTCAAAGCCGCCGTCGAACGACATGCGGCGCACGATCTGCGACGGGTAATACGTCTGGTCGAACGCCGTGCCGGTGCCAGACACCTGAATGACCGTCTGCGCGTTCAGCGTCACGTCGCCCGGAATGCGGCATGAGAACTTCATCTCGTGCGCAACGATCAGGTCGTATTTCTGCTGTGCGATCTGTAGCGCGCGCTGCTTGTCGATGTTCGGGTAGAAAAACGTGAACACCTGGCCGCCGCCGGCCGTCGTCGCCTGGCCGGGTTGCAAGCTGCCGACCTTCTTTGGCGGGTATGTGGCGTTGAAGCCGTACTGGTTCTTGTCATTCCACGACCGGACGATCACCGTCACGCCGCGCGAGACCGTTAGCGTGCGCTGAAACTGCATATCCTCGACATTGCCGGCCATCGCTCGATAGTCAAGCTGCGTCGGATTGACCTGCGTCCAGACGATCGGGTAAGGCGCAGAATCGGCGGCCGGTGGCGGCCCGAAATACAGCGTCTTGTCCTTCACGGTAACGATGAAGCCTTCCTGCTGCGCGAGAAATGAGAGGATGTCCCACTCTGTACGCTCATCCATCAGGTTGACATGCTCTATGTCGTAGTAAGCGCCGGCTTTTGTCTTGGTGGCCGTCACTTGCGGCGTCAGTCCGCGGCGCTTTGCAAGCGTCGTCGCGATCTGGCTCGACGTCTGGTTCTGGAACTTCTCGGTCGTCTTGGTATCGATGAAAACGCGCGTCAGATCACGGCCGTGCACGGTCACTGTGTCGCTGGCTATGTCGTAGTCGATCGTGTCGACCTGCCCGAAGATCAGCTTCGTCAGCTCCTGCGGCGTGAAATAGTCGTAGTCCTCGGGAAAGCCCGCGAATATCTCGACGAACATGTCTTTCTGGCCGCTGAACCAGTTCACGTCAGTGGCTGGCGGCAGTGACGAACCGGCGAACCGGATGGAAAACGTGTCCGCAGACGAAAGCGCGTTGTTTTCCACTTCCCAATCGAGCCATGCGGTACACAGCGTCATTTGGTCGGATAGCGAAGTGCCGAGCGTGACCGCACCTCGCGGCACAGTCACCAATCCGGCAGGCTGTGTCACGAGAATGCGATCAGCACTAGGCATTAGGTACTCCGTCTGAAGATGCCGCGGTATTCGTTGCCGGCAGAGCGATGTTCTGCGTGCCGCTGATGTTCGGATCGCCGCCGAGCGACGGATTCGCCTTGGAAAGGCTTACCCATCCGGTCGCATCCTTGTAATACTTTGCCGCGAGGTCATACAGGTTGCCGCCCACGACGGTGATCGTCTTGGACGCAGAGCCGATCTGGCCGATGTTCGTACTGACGCGGGACAGAACGCCTTGTAGCTGCAGCAATTGAGGCTGCTGCGTCATCGTGTTGACTTGATTCGATAGGCGCGACACTTGCTGCGCGATCGGATTGTTAGGTAGCAGGCCACCGACAGTAGCGACGCTTTGAAGCGTGTTCTCGCCGGCCGCAATCAGGGTTTTAACTTGCGCCTGCGCTTCTGCGAGCGGCGTTAGCACGGTTTGAAGCGTGGCCTTGGTAGCCGTCGCAAAGTCTGAAACGGCCGCAGTCGCGCTCTTGAGTGTGCCGATTACAGATGAGAGTCCAGAATTGCCAATGGACGACGCCAAACCGGAAGCCTTGGTGACATCAGCCCCAATCACGCCGTTGATGCCGGGTGCCGCGGTCGGACCCTGCGCCGCATTGTCGGCGACGATTTCCAGGCGAATGCGGTAGTAAATCTCGTACTCGCGCTGAAAGTCCTCGACAAACTCGCTGATGACGACCGCGTAGCTGTACTCGCTGAACGTCAGCGTCAGCATCTTCTGTGCGAGCGCCATTTGCTTAAGCGTGCGCGCGCGGTCAAGCGCATTGGAGCCGAGCAGCATCCCGGACCACTCAAGCGGCGCCGGGTCATAGCCCATCATGTTGACGTTGCGCGCACCGCCGACCATCTTGCGGACGACGGTGCGGATTGCCGTCACCATAGTGATGCGCTCGGGGATTTCGTACTCGGAAAACGTGAAGTCGCCGAGCTGCAAAACTACAGCCATATCAGTGTCCGGTTACGAATTGGTTGATCGGCGACGCGTTCGGGTCGAAGAAGCCGGTTCCGAGCGATGCACTTGTCTTGCGCAGGATGGTGCTGACGACCTTCGTGTGAATCGGCGTGCCGTCCATCACGGCGTGAACCGTCACATTTGGAGCGCCGCCGCCAGTCCGCACGTTCGGACCATTGCCGAGCGCGCCCGCGTCAATTCGAGCCTGTGCGCCGGCGGACAACTTCACCCCGCCATCGGTTTTCACGCCATCGATCTCGCCCTGGCTGAGCGGCCTGAATGCATACGCGGCGGCAGCAAGCGTGCCGATAGCAAGTACCGCAATGCCGATGGGATTCGCCAGCATGCCGATTGCGCCGAACAGCGAGAACTTGCTTGCGCCGCCGATCATCGCCGTGATGCGAGCCAGTCCAACCGCCCCGCCGGCCGCCTGCATGGTCATCGCGAGGCCAAGCCCGCGCAGCGCAGCGGTCAGGATCAGCACCGTGCCGCGGAACATCAGCGCGCCAGAAAGGCCGATCAGCGCATACGACAGTGCGCGGAAAATCGCCGGGTGCTTCTCTACCGTCTGCGACAGGCTATCCAGTGCGCCGGCAAGCTTCAGCAGGCCGCCGGTGATGACCGGCAGATACACAGAGCCGAACAAGGCGAGAAAGTTGGTCCACGCTGCTTCAGCTGCAATCTCCGCACCTTCAGGTGACTTGATGTACTGCTGATAGCCGCTCGAATAGTCCTTGGCGTTGCCGAAAATCTTCGAGTCTTTCGCGAACTTCATCCCGTTGACGATCAATTCGCCGAGGAAGTCGCCGGTCGAGCGGTTGAACTTCGACGCCAGCATTTCCGCGACTTGCTCATTGCTCAGATCCATGCCGTACCGCTTGCGGATAGCAGGCGCCAGCACGTTTTGTACAAACTGATCCGGGCGATGCGAGAACTGCGAAATGAGGTCTGACCGCAGCCCGCCAGTGACGGGCATCTCGGCCTTTCGAAGATTGGCCTTTTCCTTAGCGCTGAGAGGCAGCTTGTTGATCGACTCGTTGATCAGTTTGACTTGATCAGGGCTGACACCGATTTGCAGCAAGCCGAGCGAGGCGAGGAAGCCTTTTGCCTTGTTATCCATGTGGCCGCCGACGAGCGAGCTAAACGCCGTCATGCCAGACGTGCCGGCAGTCGGCCCGCTCTTGGCCTGCATGTACGCAGCGAAAGGACCATACAAAAAGTCCTTGTCGTACATGGTGTACGCCATCTTGCCGGTCTGCGACGCATGGAAGAAGTCGCTTGGCGAAACCTTTCCGCCCGATCCGGTGTACACCTGAGACATGCGCGCGAGTTCGTCGCGCATCGCATCAGGATGCTGAGTCAGCCGGTCGCCGCGGTGCTCGAGCGCCTTCACGGCGTTGTAGACGAGCCCTTCTACTGGCTTGCCGTCGTTCTGCACACGCGCCATGATGGAGAACTTCTGGAAGTCCTCAGACATGCCAATTGCGTGCGGCAGATCACCAAAGGCCGTATGCAGATCGCGGATCAGGCTGATATTGTCTGCTATGGTCGAACCTAGGTTCTTGTGCGCCAGCATCTGCGCCTGCGCAAACGCCTGAGCATTATCTGAAGCAGACAGATTCAGCGCGGCAAACTTCTGGCGCTCCTGCTCCAGCTTCTTGGCTTGCTCATACGGGCCTTTGAGCATTCCGGCGATGCCCGCACCGAGGCCAAGCATCAAGCCGCCCTTCATGGCCTGTTTGTTGATACTATCGATACGCTTCTGGAGTGCAGCAGCCTGCGCCTCCGTGCGCATGAAATCTTTGCCGAGTGCAGCCAAGCCCAATGCGGCATGGTTGATCAGGCTAATTTTGACGCCGATCTTAAAGGCTTCGAACATGAAACGCTCTCTTAAATATCGCCTGCATGAATGGGCGGCGGATCGCTTTGATTCCGTCCAGTACCCGTCGATACGGGCGACTACCGACGCCGGCAAGTTGCGGGCGCCGATTCGATTCGCTCATGCGATGCCGATCTGGAGCCGTGTCGACACCATCCTGATAAGCCTTGGCGGCCTCGCAATCGGCGGCATCGTGCTTGCACTGCTCTGCCTGATTGCCTGGTCGCTCATTACCGGCTAGTCGATCTTCGTGTCATATCCGAGCGAAGGCGGCAAATTGCCCCGCCCCAACAACCCTGCAACGAATGCTTTGCCGAGGATGCGCTTTATCAGCGCTTCGTTATGCAGCACAGCCGGCCCGAGGAATGGGCGCGGCGGGATCTTGTCGGTCCCGAGTTCCTGATAGACGGCGATGTCGCTCGTCGAGCCGATAGTCGCCTCAAGGCCAGAAACATCCTTCCCGATCGAATCGCGCATTTCACCCGTCCGCAACAGCGGCTCATCGGGCGAGTATCCTTTTGCTGCGCGATCTTCGACCGTAGATTCAGCGAGTTTTGCCCAGGCCGGGAAAGGTCCGATTGCGGCCTGATACGCGCCAATCTCGTCTTTCGCCTTGTCGCGCACAGCCGTCGCCACCTCATCAAGCCCGCGGCGCAATTCAAGCGCCACAGCGACTTCAAGCGTGGCGAGGTGCCGCGCGAACTGCCCGAGGCTAGTGAATTCGCTCATTTCGGTTCCTCAAACGCCATGTTCTCGAAATTGAACTTGTGCCCTTCGAATTCCGAGAACTTGATTGCGAACGCCGCGCGTGTCGCATCGTCGAGAGCGAACGCAACGTCGAACGGGACGCCGTTTTTCACCAGCCAGAGCGCTTCGCTGATCGGAACCGACAGGACTAGTTTTTTATTTCGTCTCGCACGTCATCAGCGCTTTGCGCGCCGAAGTTTTCCGACACGCCCTGCATTACCGCGGCGACACCTTCTTCGTCCAGGCGCGTGATTAGCGCCTCGATCTCGCGCTCGCTGTTCGGCTGATTCACCGGCACGCCGTCGATCTCGACGACATACGTCATCGGCAGAACCATCTGCACATAGACCGTGTTCTCTGCGGACTTGCCGAGGATTTTCACGAGGCGAAATTGAGCCAGAACGCCGGGTTTCTGGAGCGCGATCGAGTGACCGTTAGCCGACTCAACGACAACGCGCTGAGCCGCCTGCTTGACGATCGCGGCGCTGGGCGTATCGCCTGCTTCCTGCTGCTTGACAGTTAATTTCGCCATGAGTTTTTAGGTGAGGTTATTCGGGATGCGGCCGGATTTGTCGCCGGCCGCACGGCTTACGCCAACTTGATGCGGCGCTCAGCGAGCCAGTCGACAGTCATCTTCACCGTCTCGTCGCCGGCGGCATCGCCCGGATTCGGGAACTTCAGCATGACGTTCGTGTACTGGTATTGCGTGATTGCGCCGCTCACTTCGGTGATCGTTTCAGTGATCGTCGACGGCAGCGTGTTCTGACCGGCGTAATACGCGGCCTCCTGCGCTGCGAAGTAGTCATCGACCGAACTGTCTTGCCGCTCGATCTCGAACGTGCCATTCCAGCCATCCGGGAACACGACGTGACGCGTGCGGCCGTCCAAGCCCTTGATCTTTTTGTCGATCAGGTCTTGTTTCTTCGTGAACTTGGTCACGAGGTTGAATTGCAGCGGGCCGCTCGGCGTCTGGACGTTCACCGCGTAGTCGCGGCCTACGTTAAAGCCATTTACAGGCATGAGTCGCACCTATGAAAAAGGAAAGGCGCCCGAGAGCGCCTTGTGTGCTGTTGATGAGTGCGGCTTTAGCCCGCCGACGCGCTGCTCGACGACTTCACGACAACCGTCTGGCCGCCTTGCAGGTTGATGACGAAGTAGAAGACGATCGACAGGTACTTGACCGCGACGTTTGCCGTCATGTAGCCGTTGGCGACTGCCTGATCGGTGTTGTTCGTCTTGTCGATCACAACCGTGTACGGCACCGCCTGCGGGTTGTTCACGTCGCCGATGTAGCCGATGCTCCACAGGTTGCCGAGGAACGACTGGATCGCCGATTTCGCCTGATTGCGCAGATCGGTCGTCTGCGGCTTGCCGATGACGTAGCCGAATGCAGCCGACAACGTGAGCGCAAGGTAATTCGTCATGCGCGTGTAGTTGTCGCCGCAGGTCGCCGCATTGCTCGATGCGTTGCGCCCGGTCTGGCAGGCGTAGTAATTGCCGCCCGGCGACGGGTTCGTGATCGTGTCCAGACGCGCGGTGGCGATCTGGCCGATTTCCGCCATGCTGTAATTGCTCTTCTGCGCGACGCGCTGCGTGCTGGCAATGCCGAAGATCGAATCGTTCAGGCTCGACAGGTGAGGCGCCATCGCGGCCTGGTTCGGCGCCCAAAAGGTCGTCGAGCCGAGCAGGCGTTGCACGTTGTTCGTGCCGTCCTGCCAGTAGATCCAGTCGCCGACGAACACCTTCAGCGCATACGTATCAGCGCCGGCCGTGTTCAGGCTGGTGGAAACGGTCGAATACGACGCGCCCGCCGGGCCTTGCACGCCGAAGTAGATGCCTTCGTTCAGCGCGAACGATGCGATCGAACTCCATGCGGTCGAGTCGGTGTGATCGACCAGCGTTGCCACCTGCACGCCCGAGCTTCGTAGCGCATACATGCCCTTGCGCGTCGTGCTGGTGCCGTCAGTGCCGAGCAGCGCCGCATCAGCGATGCTTGCGGTGCCGTCAGTGCCGCCCGTTGCCGTGAACGTCGCCGACGTGCTCGGTGCCGCGGTGGACGATCCGACCGTTGCCACGAACAGTTGCGACGGGCCGCGTACACCGGACAAGCCGTTGTTCACTGCGCTCGCGAACGCAGTCCACAGCGCAGCGCCAGTACCCGTCACGTTGTCGAACACTTCCGGCGTGAAGCCGGGGCGCGTGAGCGTGAGCTTGAAGCTCGACGGAGCCGTGCCGGTCGTGATCGCCGCGGTGAGCGTATTGCCGATCGTGCCGGTGTAGAGCGCGGTCAGCGTCAGGCCCGTAACGGTGCCTGCGGTGTCTTTGACGAGACACGATGCAGCGACGTCGGTGCCGTCCGTGACGCGCACGTACATGATCGCGTTCGAGCCTGCTGCAAGCGCCACTTGCACGGCGGTCGAGAGGTCGTACTTGCGAACCTGGGGCGAGCCGAGCCAGTTGGCCTGATCGTTGCCCGAGCCAATCAGCGTAGCGCTGTTGACCGGACCCCACGAGCCGACGCCGACGAGGCCGAGCAGGTTGGTTGCCACACCGTTGATGATCGGCGGCGGCGGTTGAATTTGCAGGTAGACGCCCGGCGCGTTCAATGCGCTGACGTTCAAGCTGCCTGCCTGGTAGATCGGCATATGCGATGCTCCAAAAGAAAAAGGCACCCGAAGGTGCCTTTCTCAGCGTTGATGGTGGATTACTGCGCGGCGACGCGGTTGCAGTGCGAGGCGTTTTCCCCCGCCAGAACCTTCGCAACTTCGTCTGCATCCTCGATGCGCGCGCCGCGCTCGTAGTCGCCGAACGGATGGATCACGACGAGCGCGAAATCTGCCTTCGCGGCAGCCTGTTTGTCAGCCATATCGGCTCCTAGTAGATGATTTGCTTTATGACCGCGCCGGTTGTCGGCTCGACCAGGTTCGTGACCGTCACCGTGACGTCGGTTGCCTGCTGCGTGATGGTCGTCGGATACTCCACCGAGTAGCAGAGATCACGGCGGTACAGATTCGCCTTCTCCTGCAAGTCGACGAGATCCGAGTGGTGATACAGCAGCCGCCCGGCGAATCCGTCAGGCAGCGTCAGGAAATTGATCTGCGCGAGCATCGGGTCGAGCACCTTGGCGACTGCATCGCGGAATGCCCGCGTCGGTGCCCAGATGACGATGCGAACGACACGCGACTGGCGCTTGACCTCTTTCCCCATCGTCGCCGTGCCGCCAGTGCGCAGCGTGTATTGCGGCGATCCGGCAGGCAGCGTGATAACCGGGCCGCTCGACGTCGTGCCGGCATAGTCCGCGGCGATCATCGCGGCGAGCGCGCTTGCGATCGTCGTCAGCGTGTCGCTCTGCTGCACGGTGTACGCATAGGCGTGGCCGCCGATCAGCACCGCAACGTTCTGCGCGAAGTACGGTGTCGGCAGCGTGCCGCCAATCGTGATCGACCGCCCTGCGCCGGTCAGCGTGACCGTTGGCGCATTGTGGTTGATCTGTTGCCACGTCTGCATGTGGCGGGATGTCTTGTGCTCGAGCGATGTAGGGTACACCGACACGTTGACGATGCCTGCGTCGAGATCCGCGTCGAGCTGCGGCTTACTTGGCCAGCCAGAGCCGACGCGACAGTTCGCGGCGACGACTGATTGTTGCCCGGTGCCGTTTGGATACAGCGCACCGGCGATGAGGCCGACTAGAACGCTCTGAACGTCTGAAATATCCGCCATATCAAGCCTGTGCCTGCATCGCAGTGCATCGATAGCCGAGGTCAGTCAATTCGACGCTCGACAGAATGTAGCGCCGCCCGATGTCATCGGACACGAGATCGCCTGACTGCAGCGTTACACCGGGAATCGCGGGCAAAAGGATCGCCCACCACGGCGTGCGAACATCGCTCGGCAATCCGACTTCGTTCTTTTCGCCCTTCGTGCCCTGCAGCACAGACGCATGCCAGCCCGTTGCGAGCGGCGTTTGCGTCGTCGGCGTGTTGCCTTCGTAATTCGCCACCGCGCCGAACTGCGCCTGCGTCTGCGGCCGTGCAAACGACAGCGTGCGATTGCACTCGACAGCGAGAATCGGCAGCAACGGCTGTTGCGCAGCGATGAAGAACGTACCAGCCGCGCCGATCAGGTAGTCGCCGACCTGCGTTTGCGTGCCGTCGACCAATGCGTACCAGGTCGGCTTCGCGTACTTGTTCGGCCGGCTGTACGTCATGTCCTCGGCGTTGAAACTGGCGAGCAGTGACGTCGAAATCGGCGCGAGGCCGGTTAGATCGGCTGATGTGGGGCGATACTGGCTGTATGCGGTGCCGATCTTTGCTGCGGCGATTGCGTAGCCGCGGTAGACCTTTTGCTGAATCTTTGCGCCGTCCATCCGTTACCCCCGAATGACCTGGCCGCCACCATTGCCGAGCGCGGGACCGGGCGCGAAGCCGAGGAATCCGCACATGCGGCGGCGCCACGAGTCGAACAGCTTTGACCTGTCGGCGACTTCGCTCCTGTTGCGCGTCCAGACCGCAGCCTGATCGGTGTCGAGGTTGTCGCCAGCGCCGTAAATCGCCGTTTCCAGCGAGTAAAGCGGCGTCAGATAGGTGTTGATCAAAACCGATTCTTCGCTGGCCGACAAGGTCGTCAACCGCTGGTGCAGCGACATAACGACCATCCCGAAGTAGCCATATACGAGATCCTGGTCGTCGGTGATCGTCATGGTCGTACCGTTGAGCGGGTATCCCATGAAGCGGCGCACATCAGTCAGTTGGGTGTCGGTCAGCGCCATATCAAACGTCCGTTTTCTTCGTGTACTTGCGCTTCGGCTTGGGAGAATCATCAGCGCCAGCCGATTCGTCGGCGCCTTCAGCGAAAATCTCGTGATCGTCGGTCAGATCCGATTCATTAATCACGATGAAACCGTGCGGGTTATCGTCGGAAACCGGCGACACCACGCGAACAGTCGGGCAATGCATGTTATTGGCTCCGTGTTGAGCCGGGGCGGCCGTACTGCACCGCCCCGCGCGTGCTTACCCGAGCAGGGTCGCGATGTGGTTCTGCTTGATGGCCTGCGTACCCCATGCAAGGCGAACGTGGTAGACCAACTGCATGAACTGGCGATACACAGCGACGTCGTAGGTGATGCCAGTCACCGGGTCGGTGATCTGGATCAGGTCGTCGGCCATGTCCATTGCGCGGCCGTCCGGGCCGATCGGCATCTTCGGAGCACGCGTGATCAACTGGATAGCGGACTTGCTGAACGCCAGGTTAGGCGTTGCCGTTGCGCCGACCGTCAGAGCCGTTGCCGAACCCGGAATAGCTTGGAGCAGGCCCGGTGCAGCCAGCGTGATCGTTCCGGGCGCCGAGGTGCCCACTGCCACGCCGTACTTGTTGGTGTCGCCTGCGAACGTCACCGTATCGCCTGCCAGCACAGTGCCGGTGCCGGTGATCAGGTTGATGACGGTTGCGCCGACTGCATAACCAGCGGTGTCGGTCGTGTACGATGCGCCAGTGCCTTTCGTAACCGGCTTGACGGCAGCCGAGTTGTGCAGGTTCATGCCTTCCAGGCGGCCAATCACGCCATCGCGCAGAAGCGAGTCGGTGCCGGCTTCGTTCACCTTAAACAGCACGTTCTGCTTACCGCGCAGGTTGGCGATAGCCGACGAGCCGAGCGCCAGATGCAGATCCGACTGCGGCGCGCCGTTGTCGTCCAGGATCTTGCGAACCTGAGCGATGTCCGACAGATCGCCAGCGGTGCCGAACGGTGCCGTGCCCGGGGTGCCGTAGGCACGCGACGCGTTCTGGTACGCGGTCGTGAAGATGTCAGCTTCGATCGCGTTGCCGAGCGTGCGGAACGCCTGCGCAAACTGGTTCATCAGAATGCCGCCATACGTGCCGGCGTTGTTCAGGCCAGTCTGCTCTTCGCCGTTCCAGCGGATCGGAACGTGCTTCGACTTGCTGATGGTCATCGACACGTTGCCGATCGACGAGTCGCCGGTGTTCGGCGCGGTAACGGCCGGCGTGTTGTCCGCCATCGTGCCCGGAGGCGCGATCGGGATCATGATCGTTTCGTTCACCGCAGCGCGCGCGCCATTGCTGTTGCGCGAGACTGCGGGGATGAGGCCGACCTGCTCGCGGGAAACAACGTCCAGCGCTTCGTACAGAGTCGGAATGAGACCGGTAAGGGTGTTAGCCAAGGAAGGCTCCTAAATCAATCGGTGAAAGTCGTGCCGCTTCGTGCGACTTCCGCCTGTTTGGCGGGAGGCAACGCATCGAATGCGGCGCGTGACATGGTTTTGCCGCCAGAGCCGCCACCCGATCCACCCTGAGCGCCGCCGCCAGACGCGCCGGTGCTCTTGAGGATCGAATCGCGATACGGGTACTGATCGATGAGGATTTCGAGCGCTTCGTCGAACTTCGCCACCTCACCCGGATTGCTCCGGCTGAACAGCTTGTTGCCCGACTTGTCGTAGGCGACGACATCGTTGCCCTCGACCTTGAACGCTTCGCCGAACCGCGCTTGCACGAGATCGGCAGGAATCGCGAGCTTGTCGGCGATCATCTTCGAGCGCGCAAAGCTGCCGCCGACCTTTTCGTCGACCAGCGACTTTTGCAGCGAATCGCGTTCGGAGACGATCGGCGCGTACTTGTCCTCGACGGCCTTGATGGCTTCGGCGCGGATCTTGTCCACTTCGCCGGCGTCGATAAGTTTCTTCGCGTCGAGATTCGCAACGGTCGCGAGCGCCTTGCGTGCGGCTTCGGCGTCGGTGATGCCTTCGAATGCCTTGGCAACCTTTTCGGCCGCTTCAGCGCGTTCGCGGTGCGTCTTTGCTTCGCCGTTCAGGCGCGAGATGGTTTGCACAGTGCCAACAGCGTCGAAGGCCACTTCGCGGCCATCGTCATGCACATACACCGTCATCGTTCAGTTTGAGTTTCATAGGTCATCCAACCCGAGCTGTTAGGCCATCCGGCCGTGATTTGCACCGACCCTCATCCGAGGAGCCGGCAATAAAAAAGCCGCGCAGGGTTAGCTGCGCGGCCGGTGTGTTGCGTATTTCGTAAATCTGTGATCGCGCTATTTGCTATTCGCGAATCACGAATGCCTGGCTACTGCCTGCGATCAAATGTCAAGCGTCAGTCAGTGATACCGACCGCGCCGAGTTCGGCCTTCTTGACGTTGGCCTTGATCCGTACCTTCTCGTCGTCCCACGTCGTCTCAGGGCTGATGTAGCCGCGGCGCTTCGCTTCGTTGAACAGCGACTCGTCGGAGAACGTGCCATCGACGTTCATGTCGCGCAGCAGATCAATCGATGCCTCGGCCAGCGTTGCGACGCCGAAGTCCTTGAAGATCTGGACGTTGCCGCCCTTCGCTTCCTTGATCCATTTCGCTGTCAGGTCTAGCGCGGCGTCGATACCGTCCTCAACGTCCTCGATCAGACGTTGCAGCGCGCACATGCCCGCTTCGTTCTCTGCGACGGTCTGCGCGACGGTCGTCTTGCCCGGCTTGATGACGAGCAGTTCGGCGCCGACCTGGCGCATGCGATCTTCGAGATCGAGCAGCGAGAGCCGCCCTGCTTCGATTGCTAGACCGGAGTGCTCGACGTACTTCAGATCGCCGTGTTCGTTGTCCGACGAGACCATCGAGCCAGCGCCAACCACAACCGGCGCTTCTCCGAGTTGCTTGCCGAACAGAATAGGCACGCGCGCGACGTGCAGAATCGTCTGCTGGTCGCTCTTGCTCTGCCAGTGCTCGACGTTCATGTGCGCCAGTTCGAGCAGCGGCGGGACCGCGGTCATGAATCCAGTGCGCCGGCCGTAGATCGGCACGAACGGGATCACATCGAGCGTCGTAACGCCTTCTTCGTGCAAGATCCATTCGGGCTTGTTGGTCTTCGGATCGGGCTTTTCGGACTCGCGATAGGTCGCCCAAGCGCCCGGCGTCAGCACACGCACC